GACAGCAAGGATCCAGCGTTTGGAATGATTGCTGACGTGGTAGATGCTGAAACAGACAAGTTGGCTAAAAAGACATCAAACAAAAAGTAGTAAAAATAAAGTTCAACCGTCAGCGTGTCGTGCGTTGGCGGTTGTTTCTTTTTGCGTTACTATTTTCTCAGGGGGCAAACCATGACGCTAAAAGACCGATTTGCGCAGGCTGACGTTCATCAACCTTGCGCCTATATGATTACCGTAAACGCAATGACGCCAGAAGATCAAAAGGCGCTTGCTGAGGCTTGGGATAAAGGAATGTCACAGCGCACCATTTTGCGGGTTTTGCGCGCTGAGGGTTACAAAACAAGCAATGAAGCAATCATGGCTCACAGAAAAGGTGAGTGCAAATGCGTCAAGTAGACAAAGTGTTGAGTGACAGGGAGTTAGAATACGGCTCAGCCCACAGAAACTTTGCGCAAGCAGGCAGAGGTTGGGGTGCTTTACTCGGTATTGACGACATACCTGCTTGGAAGGTTGCACTGATGTTGGATTTTTTTAAGTCAATACGTTGTTCAGTAAACCCAGCACACGAAGACAGTTGGATTGACAAACAGGGATACACCCAACACGGGCTAGAGATTGCGATGACAGATGAGCCTTGAAGAGCAATTTAAGAATTTGCCTGAAGAGATTGAAAGTCAAGACGTAAAAGAATTACGCCAAGCCTTAATGCGTGTTCAAAAACAATTGCGCCAAGCAAAAGAGCGCACCCAAGATCTAGTTGAAACAACACAGCAAGCCGCATACGACGCAATGCTGACAATGGGCAAGATCCAACCTGTTGCTGCACCTTTGGTGGACAAGCGCAAAACAAAAGGTGAAGTGGCTTTGTGGCACATGACCGATTGGCAAGGCGCTAAACAGACCACTTCATACAATAGCGAGATTATGCGCAAACGTGTTTTGGAGTTTTGTGACAAGGCTGTGCGCATTACAGAGATCCAGAGAGCAGATCACCCAGTCAAAGATGTGACAATATGTTTTGGCGGGGACATGGTTGAAGGTCTATTCAATTTTCCAACACAGGCATTTGAAGTTGATGCAACTTTGTTTGAGCAGTATGTAAACGTATCCCGCCTGTGCGTTGATGTTGTTCGACACGCACTGGCTAATTACGAAAAGGTCACAGTGATTGCAGAGTGGGGCAATCACGGCAGAATTGGATCCAAACGCGACAATGTCCCGCGCTCAGACAATTTTGACCGTATGTGCTACGAACTTGCCCGTCAGTTACTTCAAGAAGAAAAGCGACTGACGTGGCAGGACTGTCCTGAAGACATACAGCGTGTTGAAATCGGAAATTACCGCGCATTGCTTATTCACGGAGATGAGGTTGGCAGAAATGGATTTGCTTCACCAGGTGCAATCGTGCAACACGCAAACAAGTGGCGCTCAGGATCTTATCCGTGGGAGTTTAGAGACGTATACATTGGTCACTACCACACGCACTCAGAGTGGGCAATGGCGAATGGTCAAGGTAGTGTCTACCAAACGGGTAGTACGGAAAGTGACAATAGATACGCAGGTGTAATGCTTGCTGCAAGTGCAACACCGTCTCAGCGTCTACATTTTATTGACCCAAACAAGGGACGCGTTACTGCTGTTTACAAGGTGTGGCTGGATTAAATAGGGCTATCAATGACAGCGTCTACAGCGTCATCTATTGTGCGCTGGTGTTCAGACGCGCAGTTGCCGCAAGACAGGCACATCAGTCATCATCTTCGTCATCACCGTCAAAAATAAACGGATCAACAGAGCGAATGTCCATGCCAACCTCTTTGCAATGATCCAAAGCAGCCTTAAACAATTCAAGAACACGGTTGCCTAGATCTGTCATTTGATCTGGATACGAAGCCTCATGCTCAACCTCAACAAACAATTGATGCAGGCTAATAACGATCTTGCCACTTGGCACAATTTCAGGGTTTTTGGACATACCTTAAGTCTGGCATTGGTTACAAAAAAAATCACGCGACGCGCCAGAGTCAATCCCCAAAAACTGTAATTCAAGCCTCATACTTATCGGGACAGGGCAGACAACTGCCCCCCAAACAGAAAGAAGGCACATTATGGCTAAGTTTGACCTTAGCGATTACGAGACGGTAGAGCAGCGCTTGACCCGTTTTTGGAAGGCGCACCCTGAAGGTAGAGTGCTAACAGATCTAGTGTTTCACGATGAGCGCAGGTTCATTATCAAGGCTGAGATCTATTTTGACCGCGATGACATGACTGGCGTTGCCAGTGGATACGCTGAGGAAATCGTAGGTGCATCACCTGTAAACCGCACATCAGCATTGGAAAATGGAGAGACAAGCGCAATTGGTCGTGCTTTAGCCAACTGCGGGTTTGCATCAGAGGGCAAGCGCCCAAGCAGAACTGAAATGGAGAAGGTTGAGCGCTACAGCAAAGAGCCACGCATGGCTGCAACTAAGCCAAAGACCTATTCAGAGTCAGAGGTAAAACAGGCTGAAGACTTAATGACATTGCTTCCAACCGTCACAGACATTACAGTGTTGCGTGATCTGTTTCAGGTACACGCAAGCGTGTTAGACCTACCTCTCAACGGCACAACACTAAAGGATCTGTTTAACACTCGCGCTCAGGAGTTAAAAGGTGAGTAAGTTTGTGACTGACGCAAATGATCTGCAACTATCTTTCAAGCCATACGCTGGCACAATGGGCTGGAACGGTGAAGGCGCTACAAGCCTTAATCAGTCTTTGACCCTCAATCACATTAGACATCAAGGTGAGCGCGGTTTGACTTGGTTTGAACTTGCAGAAATCACCAACTGGCATCACGGCACTGCATCAGGTCAATTGTCGGTTTTGGACAAGGTGGGCTTGATCAGACGCCTGAAAGAGAAGCGCGGCAGATCCTCAGTGTATGTGCTGGCGCAATTTGTGAACGGCAGAGAACTTGCCAAGCGCAAACAGGGCAAACTGACTTTGGTGATAGATCTTGCTGACGGTATTGACCGCCAAGTAATCATTGATTACCTTAACTGCGTTGCACTATGCAAACTTGAAGAGGACAACAAAGAGATTATTGGTTGGGAGTGGAAATGAACAAGATAGATCTACTAAGCACAATGGCAAAGGTCAATAAGGCGCTCAAGACAAACGATTACGGGCAACTTGCACTGGCGCTAGGCATGACCAAAGCAATGGTTGAAGAAATGGATCTACAAGACATATTCGACGCAATGACGGTTCGCATGGCGGATCTGAATGCAGAACTGGAGAAGGTACTAAACAAATGAGCAATCAAAAAAAATTCAAAGCACCGCAGGGCTGGGTTACAGCAGTTCACATTAACGCTATTGGCATTTCTGAAGTTGCCAAGCATTTGGGTATAGCACCAAGCACGCTGGCTCAAGCAATGGAAGAAAGCGGGTTTCAGATGACACCTGACCCAATGGACATAAGCGCAGACACAGCAAAGGTCATGCGTATTGAAGAAGGTAAAAAAGAGACGAAGTTGGAGGTAGTGCCTGATGAGTCAGATAGTGACGCCACAGATGATCGAACAGAGACTGCGTGACCTATCAAAAGAGGTAGACCAGTCACACAAAGATCTTGCAGACGCAGAACACGCATACTTCACTACAAAGGCAAAGTATGAATTGGCGCTGGCTCACGGGCGTTTGTCGCTTGCAGGGAAGCAAGATACAAAACTGACAGTGTCGGACAAAGCAGACATGGCACTGGTATCGGCTGAGGATCTTCATTTGCAGATGAGCATTGCTGAGGCAATGGTTCGTGCTGCAAGATCTAACGCAGCGCGCATTCGCACCCAAGTGGACATTGCAAGATCTGTTGGCACATCAGTGCGAACAAGTATGGAGTTGTCATGAACCCTGATGAGCCAGTTCCATTTACGATTACACCGCTTGGTGAGTCGGTTTTCTTTGCTTACGTTGAAGCGTATGCCAAGAAGCACAGCATTACCCGCGATGAGGCAATCATTCGCCTGAGCAATGGAGAAGACGTTGATTGATCTAAACGAAATGCTTGTAAAATCTCTCAACGCATTTGACGCCAGCAGGTCAAGATCTCAGCAGGTTGAGGTTGGACCAAGCAGCATTGGCGGTTGCCGCAGGCGCGTCTGGCATGAGTTGAAGCAGACCCCTGAAACTAATCCCAGCACTGAGTCTCTTGCTGCAATCTTGGGCACTTTTATTCACTCAGGAATTGAAAAGTCAATTAGGCGTGAAGATCCTTTTGGCGACAATTTCATCATTGAAGGTGAGTTCAAGTCAGGCGATCTCAAAGGTCACGTGGATCTATTCATCAAAGATCAAGGGCTGGTTGTTGATTGGAAGACAACAAAGGTCAAGTCACTGCGCTACTTCCCGTCAAAACAACAGCGTTGGCAGGTGCAGATTTACGGCTGGTTGCTTGAACAGAACGGTCACAAGGTCAATGAGGTTGCACTGGTTGCGATCCCGCGTGACGGTGAAATGGCTGACATTCGTGTTCACAGAGAAGACTATGACGCAGCAACAGCATTGGCTGGTATTGAGTGGCTTGAAGCAATTAAGTCAGGGATTAAGGAAGATCAACCTGCACCCGCGCCTGAAGAGTCACCGTTCTTTTGTACCAAGTATTGCTCGTTCTACGATCAGACAGGAGAAGTCGGTTGCCCAAGTACGGCGAAATAAATTGGGATCTGGCTGCCTGCCACGGTATGTACACCGATCTGTTCTACCGTGTTGAAGAAGAGCGCAACGTGGACGCATACCCGTACATCAACGCTGTACGAGAAGTATGCGCACGTTGCCCTCTTTGGCAGCAGTGTTTTCAATACGCATACGAAAATGAAAGATACGGCGTGTGGGGTGGAATGACATCTCTTGAGCGCGCATCTTTTTACAAACCCGAAAAGTATCCAATTCAAAAACAACGTGCGCTCAAGTCACTGTCTGGTTTTGGAATTACATTAGAAAACATTAGGAGTGCAATTGAGCATACGCGTTATGTCGGAAGTGTGGCTGACGAAATTACCACTAACTGAAAAAATGGTTTTGCTTGTCATTGCAGATCACGCAAGCGATGACGGGACAGAGGCATGGCCAAGCCAAGCCACAATAGCCAAGAAAGCCAGTGTGAGCATCAGGACAGTGCAGCGATCAGTCAATACATTGGTTGATAAGGGTTTTGTCATTATGCAAAAGGGCGCTGGTGGATCTGCAACTTGCAGAGAAGACCGCAGACCGCATAAGTACACGATCAATCTTGCAGTGTTACGGGGCGACGCTGAGACCACTCGTAAGAGACGGGGCGACGCTGAAGACCTTGACGGGGCGACTTTCGCGCCTGACACGGGGCGACTTTCACGACCTATGAACCTTCCTATAGAACCGTCCAAAGAAACACCCTTCGATTTGTTTTGGAAGGTATATCCATTGAAGGTAGGAAAGGCAGCAGCAAAAAAGGTTTTTGACAAAGCGATGAGTTGCGGGATTGACGAGCAATCAATCATTGAAGGCGCTCAGAGATACGCCAAGGATCCAAACCGTCACCCTTCGTATACGGCTCACCCGTCTACTTGGTTGAATGCTGGACGCTGGGCAGATGACCCGTTGCCTCAACGTGAGGTTAGCCCTGACGAAAAGAAGGCATTAGAAGCCACTGCAGCCCGTCTGAAGGCTGAGCGAGACAGGGCTGACAGTCAGGCTTGGCTCGCTGAGATTGAGACCCAGAGAGCCAAAGCAGTGCCAATGCCTGAGTCTTTGAAGCGATTAGTGAGACAAAGGACACTGTAAGCATTACAATTTATGTAACCATTACAGACAGGGAGAGACGATTGCCAAAAACAACCGTTGTTCAACCAACACAATTAAACATGGGCGACCACATACTGATCAATAATCAAGAACTCACAGTCAAATATGTTGATGCACCTGATCGAATTGGCACCTGCGATTTGTACGCAATAGATCAACAGGGACGCGATCAACACGCGATTGTTACGGGTCTGGTTACAATAGTGGTGTGATCCAGTTCAGAGTAGACGGCAAACCCGTGCCGCAAGGGTCAATGTCGTCAGTCAATGGACATATCTTCCATTCGCAAGGCTCAGCCCTAGCGACTTGGCGCGCTGCAATCGCAATTGCAGGAAGACACGCTGGCGCTCAACCGTCGGCAAAATCAATCTCAATGACAATGGTATTTATTTTTCAAAAACCTAAGACCGTTACAAGATCCGAACCGACTGTACCGCCTGATTTGGATAAGTTGATACGCGCTGTATTAGACGGATTGACGGCGGTGGCGTACAAAGATGACGCCCAAGTTACAGAAATTAGGGCATTGAAGATCTACGGCGAAAGACCTGGAGTTGAGATCCAGATTGTTGAAAAATAAATAAAAAAATAAATAAAAAAACTTTGAAATAGTCTCGACTTTTTTTGTTTTGTCCCAGAAGATTATCTTATTGAGATCAAATTGATTTCTACTAAATCGCTGGAGGCAAAAATGCTAGATCAAAAAGAGACAGTAAATACAAGAGAATTTGCTGTAAAAGTTGATACTGAATTATCTGAACTTTACGATCAGATCTGGACAATCAATTCAAAAATTCAAATCATTAGAGACGACATCAAGTACGCCGCAAAGTACAATTCAAGTGAAGCAACAATCAAATCTTACAACGACAAGATTGATGAGTTACTTATTCAGCGCGCACCATTGAAAGACCGCGTACGCGAATTGAACTTGATTTACATTGCAAACCCTTGGACACGCGCATTCCTTGTTAAAGGTTCAGACGGTCACGTACACTCTTCAATGGAGTGTTCAACCTGTTTTGACACCACTCAGTTTTTCTGGCTAACTCAATACAGCGCACACAATGAGGATCTCATTGTTGCTGACGCTGGTGAGACTGCTTGCACGATTTGCTACCCTTCAGCGCCAGCAGATGTGCTAAACCGCCCATCAAAGATTGTCACAGCAGACTCAGAAGCAAAGGCAAAAGCAAAGGCTGAGCGCGACGCAAAGAAGGCTGAGCGCATTGCCAAAGAAAAAGCAAACGCACCAACAGCGTCAGGTGAGTTTTTGACTTACAAAGAAGGCAAATACACACGCGAGATCCGCACAGAGCGCACAGCAGTAACAGAGTGGCTTAACACTTACCAATACGCAAACAATCCAGTTGTCACTGTTTTTTACGACGGCACACCGCACACACAAGAGTCAATAGACCACCAGTTGGCACTGCGCGCTGAAAAGCAAGAAGTTTGCAAAATTATTGCTCAGGCGCTTGCTGGAAAACACGGTGTTTCATTTGAGACAAAATGGGCAGAACTTGTTGCCAAATCAAACAAAAGGGGGTACTAAACATGGCAAGCAATGTTGTTAAAAAACTTCAAATTGAATTGGACGGGTACAGTTTTTCTGACCTTGCAGGTTTGATTGAAGAGAAGGTCATTGAAAAGATCCAAGAACTTATTGAGACCGAATGCTCAGAACTATCAGGAATGGGAGATGACGGCAACACTGATCTTTCATTGGAAGATACAGATGTTTCAGTAACAGGCGACGGCTTAGAAGCCACGATCTATTTCAACCGTGAGTCAGGCAAATTTGCTGCAACTAGCGACGTGGAAGACGAAGTCGTTAGCCGTCTACAAAATCAAGACATTGAAGTGTCTTTCAATTTTTCACTTACAATCTAAAGGGGTCAAACAATGTGTGAAATGTGTCAGCGCAAAACAAATTTATTTAGGGTTCAACTCAAAGACAGACAAATTATGGCTTGCAACGATTGCATTACTGAAAATCTTTTAACAGGTTGGAGCAGGTAATGAACTTAGATGAGTCTGATTTCGAAATGCTGTGGGACACCTCAATGAGTTGGGGTGTTCAATGGTTGTTGCAGCAAACCCGATTTACAAGCAAGCAACCAATTCACTATGACCATAAATGGGCTTATTGGTTTAGGGATTATTCGTCATACCTAATGGCGCGCAATTTTCTTGACAACATCAAAACCGACTATCAAGAATTGATTGATGAGTCCACGGGCGACTTTGTGTTGCTATCTAATTACACGTCGCTGACTTGGCGCTCATAAAAATAAATAAAAAATAATTAAAAAAACTTTGAAAATAGTCTCGACTTTTCGTAATTTATCCAATAGGTTTTCTTTATTGAGTTCAGATCGGACTCTATTAGATCGAAAGGCAAACAAATGTTAGATCAAAAAAAGACAGTAAATACAAGCGAATTTGGGTTAGAAATCGGCGGATACCGCGTTGCATTTACAAACTGGAATGGAAATGGGCGCGAGACATTTTTCCAAAACAAGTTTGACGCTATTGAATACCTAAACAAATTTGAGGCTTACGGATACAAAGGCTCAGTTGAAACAATTTGGTTTCACGTTAAGGCAGGTAAGTAATTATGTCCACAACACAAGTCAATTTGGAAGATTTTATGATTGAAGCGCACAAAGCATCAGGTATGCACTTCAAAACATTTCACATTGCTTTTGGCACTGTAAATCAGCGCAGAGGGCGCACCTTGTATCAGGAAATTAAAAACGGTGAAATAACCGTACCTCAGTTGGTAATTCTACTTAAAAAGTTTGGAGCATAATTATGAGCAACAAAGCATTTATTTGCACAGGTTGCAGCAAAACCGAAGATGTGTTGGCAATGTTTCCTAACAATCTTTGCTTGGTGTGCTACGCAATGACGCCTGAAGCCAATGCGCCTATGACTGCGCGCCAGTTGTCTCAGATGTGGGGTGGCAAATGATTACCAAGCGTGGCAAGCGCGTACGCGCAGTAGCAATTGTTGTTGGCTTGTTTTTGCTGTGGCAGGTTGCAGCAAACGTGTGGTGGGTTGGTATTGACTCACCTCAAGCAGACTTTCTTGGCTGGTGCTTTGACAGCATGACCGAATGCGTGGTGCTGTAATGACTAAGTTCAGAGTTGAAGTTGAAGTTGAGATTGAAACAGAATTGACGCAATACATTGGACGCAAGACAACCACAAGCAAGTCACTGTTGGTCGGTTTGGCTAAAGATCAGATTTGGTTAGACGTCAATGACGCAATACGCCTGTACGGGATCCAAGGGCGTGTTTCTAACGTTGCCAAGGTGCAGTCATGATTGCCTGCGAGATGTGCGGTAAACCCGCAAGAGTGCTTGTGTATCGCTGGTTCAAATACGACAATGGAGAACAAGTGCGCTCACTGATCTGCACAAAGTGTGTAGACATTCACGATATGAGTTTGAAGGGACAGACAGCATGAAATTATCAGACCCGCAAGCAAACGGAAATGGCACAACAGGTTACGATCCAAAAGGTTACGAAGGCTGGAAGAACCGCCAGACATGGAATGTTGCATTGTGGTTAAACAATACTTATGACATTTACATTGCAGCAGTGCGATTTATGGAAATCAACCCAAACTTAAAGCGACCATACACGCAATTTATTCTTAGCGCGGGTTTAGAAAGCGAGCGCACAGACGACAACATTGCTTGGGTAAGCACACGTTTGGATTACAAGGCACTGGACGACATGATGAGAGAGTTGGTGGCGTAATGGAGTACGAATACACAATTAACAAAATTGTGGCTCAAGGATCGAAAGAGTTTGACACTGACCAAGAGGCGCGATTAGAGGCAGCAAGGATCAAGAACATTTATCAGGCTGAGGATCCAAACCACGAATACTGGTTTGATTACAAAGTTGAAGCCACTGAGCCTGATGTGTTTTTACTTCAAATTATTACTGACGGTGTAGTGTGGAGCAAGAAGTATGACTGCGGTTTAGACGCGGTTCACGCTTACGATAAGGTTGATGATTACGGATTTGCCCGTCACTGGCGCGAAGCAGTCCTGATTGAACCTAACGGAAAGGCGCACAGTAAGACCTTTCAAACGCCTAGCGGCACATATTTATTACAGTAAAATAAACCCTGTCCCAAAACCAACCGAAAGGCGAAGACATGGACACAACAATTAAGCGCTGCACCTGTGGCAGTTGGATTTACGGTAACAATGCTTGCGAAGTGTGCAGAAAGTTGGCGATTGGCTGAGGGCTGAAGCGTTTTGCACAGATCCTTTTAAGCGCCGCATTAGCGGTAGGAATTGTGTTTGCTTCTCAGGCTCAGGCTCAGGCTCCAGGAAATTACGTTGAACTGCTGGCACCAAAGCAATACGCCAAGCACAAAGTTACAGCAATTTGGGGCGACTCAAAGCAGTATAGTTGTCTGACGTCATTGTGGGGCAAAGAGTCAGGGTGGAACCCAAAGGCTCAAAACCACGTTAAAGTGAACGGCAAGCGCGCAGGCGGCATACCGCAGATCTTGGGTTTATCCCCAAAACTGCACCCTCATGTGCAAATAGATCTTGGCATTAAATACATTATCCACAGATACAACACACCTTGCAGGGCGTGGGCATTTTGGCAGAAAGGTAAATGGTACTGATGAGTATTAATTTTCCACAACCTAACTGGACTCCAAGCAGCGATCCAACACACATTCCCTACGAAGACGATGACGAAGACGATGATTGACAAAAAGATTGTTACGCTGGTTGAACAGCGCGCTCAGGGGTATTGCGAAGCCTGCGGTCAGCCAGAGAAGGCGACAATGGCGTTGCACCACCGACAATTGAAATCACGCGGGGGCAAAGACAGCGCCAGCAACCTTATGCGCGTTCATCATTCTTGCCACAACATGAGTACGGGCAGCATTCACGCTAACCCGCAGTGGGCTGAAGATATGGGGTTTATGGTTCCTTCTTGGAGAGATCCGACTGAACACCCAATGCATACGCCTGACGGCTCAATTGTTTTATTACAAAATGACGGTACAATAATTACACTACAGGAAGGCAACGAAAATGGACATAACAATCAAAGGCAATTTGGGGACAGATCCTGAACTCAAGTTTACAAAGAACAACAAGGCATACGTCAGTTTCAGTTTGGCTTACACCCCACGCGTAAAGCAAGGTGAAATTTGGATTGACGGCGAAACAATTTGGTTTAGAGCAATACAGTGGGGCGAGAAGTCAGAAGCCCTAATAGACAATCTTTCTAAGGGCGATAGTGTTTTGATACAGGGATCTTGGAAGCCAAGCGCCTACACCACTAAGGAAGGCGTAGAAAAGACAGGTCTGGAGTTGAACATTAGCGAGATCGGTAAAGTTATCAAGGCTGTTAGCGCTCGCAAGCAAAGCAATGAAGCACCCTCATGGTAATAGATCCTGTCTGGCTAACGGCGGATCAGACCGCTAAGCAATTAAACATTACACTCAATCACCTGCGTCAATTGCAATTTCGTAAGCAGTTGGTGTGGAAAAGCAAAAAGGGCAAATCAGTGTTTTATCTTGAACATGAGGTGCTGGACTTTGAAACCGCCAGGAAGGTGAAACATGAAGTTAGACAAAGAAAGAGTGCAGCACGCGCTCAATAGATTTGCAGACAGTTTGCGCTCAAGGGGTCACGAAGATCTTGCGTTCATGATTGAAAATTACGACGTGCTGTTAAAAGAAGAATGGCAAGCAGAGCAACCTGAGCCGAAGAAGCGCGCACCCCGTAATAAATTGTAGTATCGGGGAATGTCACTAACCATTGAGCAAGACCTCACAATTGAAGAGATTGATGAGGCTATTGCCCATGTCAGCAAAATGCTTAAAACTGACGAGTATGGCAACCGCATGGATTGGCGCAAGCGGGAATTATTGACAGCAAGCATTGATGATCTACTTGACGCAAGATTACAACTCAGCGTAAACTGACTTTATGGAAATCACAAAGGCACAGATCGCAGAATTAAACGAATACGCCAAGAACCCGCGCAAAGGCAACGTGGATCTCATTGCTGAGTCATTGTCCAAATACGGGCAATACAAACCAATCACAGTAAACAAAGACAACAACGAGATCCTTGCAGGCAATCACACTTTTCGTGCAGCAAAGCAACTTGGCTGGGACACAATTGACGTGGTGTACGTTGATGTTGATAGCGCCACAGCAGCAAAGATTGTAGCAATTGACAACAAAGCATCAGATATGGGCGGATACGACAACAAGGTGTTGGCTGAATTACTTGACAGCATGGGCAACCTTGAAGGATCTGGATACACGTTTGACGAATACGATGACCTCAAGGCTGAGATCCAAGAGAAAGATCTGCCAACACTTGAACACAAAACCCTTTTTGCTGCACTTGAAGTCGGAGAGAGTGGACAATCAGGTACGCAATTCATACCTACGCTTAGCGATTACGCAGAGCGATACACCAACAAGGCTACGCGTATGCTGATGCTGGACTATCACAATGACATTTATGTTTGGATCGTAGACGCGCTGATTGAATACCGCACTGCAAACGGATTGGTAAGCAACGGTGAAGCAATTTTGAAGTTAGTGGAAGACGCAGTAGAAAGGAAATGCCCGCATGAACTTATCTGAGTTGCCCGTACACCGCATCAAGCGTGTTATGTCTGAAGAAGATGCAAGCGCGCTGGTAGGTACTGTTGTTCCCGATTATGAACCGACTTGCACTGAAGCAGGTATTTGGATTGACGACGATACTGAGGAAGTCATTTTTGTTTACTTCCCAATGGAAGAAGAAGTTGATTTGTTGCGCGCGTCTGTGCTAAACATTAACTACGGCACAACAATTAGACAATCAACAGGCTTGAAAAATCAATCACGCACCTTTGGTATGGCGCCACGCAAGATCTTTCAGAAGCGAGAAAGTTGCAGAGCAACATCATTGGCGCACGAACAACCAAATGAACACGCAGTGCTAATTGCATTTGCTGAAAAGTTTGCACAGATGTACAAAGAATTTGCGCCTGAACTTTACGCAGCAGACGCAAAAGCGCTTGCTGACAACAACGTGGCTGACGAATGGCGTATGACTGATGATGCACTTTGGACATCAGGCGTTGTCAATAAGGCTTCAACATTGCCTTATCACCGTGACGGTTTCAACTTTGCCACTTGGTCTGCAATGCCTGTGATCCGCAGAAAAATGAAGGGCGGATACCTAACGCTGCCTGAATACAATTTCACTTGTTCTTGTCGTGACGGCTGGGTGACATTCTTTGCAGGATACAAATACGTTCACGGCGTAACACCAATGACACCTACCGCTGAAGACTCATACCGCTATTCAATCGTTTACTATGCCTTGAGAGGTATGAAAGATTGTTTTACGTTTGCAGTAGAGACATCAAAAGCGCGCGTAAGCAGAACCAATCGTGAAGACAACATGGCAAAGGCGCTCAAGGGCGAAATACCTATGCCTCAAATTGGCGGCAAAAATAAGTGAGCCTTTGGGCTGATTACGCTCAATTTCACGAAGCACAAACCCAATCGCGTGACATGGATCCTGCTTACCCAGTATTGAAATGGTTTGCTGACTCAATGGACAGGGACAGTGGATTGTGGCTGACGTTCTTGTTTGTTGGTTATTATCAAATAGGCTCAGCACTTAAAGCATTTAGCCTGTATCCAACACCGACTGTTCCAGATCAAGACACGCTCAAATTCCCAATTGCACAACCACGCAGATCTCACAGAGCAACATTGCGCTTTGCACAACACCTTGACTCATTATGTGCCAAAGCACATAAACACGGCGGATTAGGCGCTTGGTTGGACACGGCGGTTACGTCGCAGGATCCAATTGAGAATTGGAAAACACTCAACAATGAATTGGCAACGGTGTTTGGTAATGGACGCTGGGCAGCATACAAAACAGCAGAAATCCTTATGAAGTCTCACGGGTTTAACCTTGAAGTGCCTGACATGGGCAACGCCAATTCAAGTGGACCACGCAAAGGGCTGGGGCTGTTCTTTCCTGGTCTACCGCAAGGCAATTCACCTGCTGAGGTTGCACGCTTAGACGATTTGAGCGCAGAGGTGGTTGAGCATTTGCAAGGCAAAGTATCGCAAGTCAGCATGGAGACTGCTGAAACATCACTTTGCGATTTTTATGCAATGACCAAAGGGCGTTACTACGTCGGTATTGACATTGATGAAATGCAAGAACAATTGTTGCGTGTCCCGTCAGATTTGACACACCTAGCCTTCAAAGCACGACACGACACCTTGCCTCATCAATACTTAGGTGAATTGAACGGTTGGGAAGGCATAGACAAAAACCGCAAAACAATTTACCGCGACACAAAACAGATTGCACTGAGATGAAACTAATTGTTATTGGCGCTGGCATTGCAGGATCCTCAGCCACTCGTATCGCACGTTCTAAAGGTTGGGACGTAACTTTGATTGACCACGCGCCAGATCAGTCTGCGTCCAGATCTGCGCTCGCAACAATTAGACCAACGTGGTTCGACAAATCTGAGCGCACTGATCTTGAAAGATCTTGGGAATGGTACAGCGCTTGGGGCGCAGCAGGATCCAGAGAAGCGTATGTATCAAATTGGCGCAACAAAGAAGTGAACAAACAAAAAGACTGGTGGCTGGTAGATCCGATTGTGCCATTGTTAAAACCCGACACAATTGAACGGGTTGTGCGCATTTCTGACAAAAATGTTGAATTAAGCAGTGGATTGTCAATAAATGCTGACGCTATCTTGAATTGTACGGGTGCATACGGGGCGGATCTAGCACGTGACGTGACGCTGTTTGCAGGGGTTACTTGGATCTCGCATGACGCTGAACTGGACTATTCACCGTACCGCGTTCATCACATACGACCATACAAATCACTCTCAGCAGCACAAATCAACGGCGTAACGCGTGTCGGATCCTCAATCAACGCAAACGCTGATAAAGCAATACAAGAGGCTGAAGAATTGTTAGAACAGGCTCACTTGTTGGGAATTGTTAAAGCAGGCGCAACTTGGGAGATGTCATTAGGCTGGAGAGCAAAGGGCAAAGGCGGTCTACCAATTTACCCAGAGTTAGGTCAGCGCAATGCCTACTTTTCAGGATTAGCCAGAAGCGGGTACGGGCTATCACCTGCTATTGCAGAAAAGTGGCTTGACAGTTTATAGTTGCTAGATTACAAAGGGGGCAAAATGAAGATTATTTATTTGATAGGCGCACCAGGATCAGGAAAAACCACGCTGACTGAGGCATTCACAAAGGATTGGAAGGACACGGCAAAGCATGAACAACCAATCAAATTCAGAACACATCACACTCAACATGGGGACGCACTCTCACTCGGTTGGCTCAGACCAGCATTTGGTGGAACAGACACGCTTGGCAATACGGCGATACTTGGTATTGAACCGTGGCTACCCAACATCGCCAAAGACTATTCAATCATCTACGGAGAAGGCGACAGATTAGCCAATTCACGTTTCTTTGATTTGTGTAAGAGCGTTGCAGACTTTCATTTGTTTTACCTCAACACTGAGCCTGCAATTTGCGCTGAGCGTCGCGCACAAAGATCCTTATTGACAGGCAAGACACAAAACCCTACTTGGGTTAAAGGCAGAGAGACTAAGCACCGCAACCTTGCTGCAACCTACAAAGCATTTGAAATCCCGTCAGGGCTAACACCGCAGGCTGGCGCAGATCTCATGCATAATGTAATCTTTTCCTGATGAACGGGAAACGTAGATGAGAAAAACACCTAAGCCTGAACAAATTGACAAAGAGCGACAGGTGCTTGAGTTAAAGCGCTCAGGGGCTACTTGGGACGCGATTGCACAGGTGGTTGGGTATTCCAACGGCTCAGGCGCGTTCAAGGCTTATCAAAGGGCAATGGTACGCACGTTGCAGCAACCAGCAGATGAACTGCGTGATGCTGAGATTGATCGCTTAGACCGATTGCAAAGGGCGTATTGGTTTGAGGCTATTGGAGATAAGAACAACCCGCCAGTGCATAAATCAGCAGAGATTGTTTTGAAGATAATTGACAGGCGCGCAAAGTTATTAGGGCTAGATGCCCCAACAAAGATCCAAGCAGAGGTGATCACGTATGACGCAAGCGGAATTGATGCCGATATTGAAAGAATTGCCCGTGAACTCAGAAGAATGGATCAGGGCGTCACGCTGGCGCTGGAAGCAGGAACAGGCGAGACAGGAACAATTACCACCTGACGGTGATTGGAATGTCTGGCTGTACATGGCTGGACGCGGTGCAGGAAAGACACGCACAGCAGCAGAGTGGCTTGCTTGGGAAGCAATCAGTCAGCCTGAAACACGCTGGGCGATAGTTGCACCTACTTACGGCGACGCAAGAGACACTTGTGTTGAGGGTGAGTCAGGTGTTTTGAATGTCCTGAGACGATACAAAGTGCTAAAAGACTGGAACAGATCTCTTGGCGAGATCCTTTTGACCAACGGATCGCAAATAAAGTTATTTTCAGCAGACAAGCCTGATCGCTTTCGTGGTCCACAGCATCACGGTGCTTGGTGCGATGAGTTAGCGGCATACCGTTATTCAGATGCTTGGGATCAGTTGCAGTTTGGTATGCGCTTGGGAGATAAACCACGCATTGTTGTTACAACAACACCTAGACCAACAGCGCTGATTAGATCTTTGGCGTTGCGCAATGACGGATCAGTTGCAGTGACTAGGGGATCTACTTTTGATAACGCAAAAAACCTAGCACCTTCAGCACTGCTTGAACTTGAAGCACGATACGCTGGAACAAGGCTTGGCAGACAAGAGTTGTACGGTGAGATCCTAGATGACGTTGAAGGCGCACTGTGGACTAGGGGACTAATTGAACGCAACAGGCTTCAGAAAGCACCTCAGTTGGCGAGAATTGTGGTGTCTGTGGATCCTGCGGTGACAAATACTAAAGATAGCGACGAAACAGGAATTGTTGTTGTTGGATCTGATGCAACTGGACAAGGGTATGTGCTGGGTGATTACTCGTTCAAGGGTTCACCATTGGAGTGGGCAAGCAAAGCGGTTGCAGTGTTTGACGAATGGAAAGCAGACAGCATTCTGGTTGAAGTCAATCAGGGCGGTGACATGGTTTCAGCAGTGTTGAAGCAGATCCGACTTGGCTTGCCTATTAGAGAAGTGCGAGCGCACGTTGGCAAAAGACTTAGGGCTGAGCCAGTTGCAGCAATGTACGAACAGGGACGCATTCACCACGTTGGAGAGTTTGCCAAACTTGAAGACCAGATGACCGTGTGGACGCCAGATGAGCCAGAGTCGCCAGACCGCATTGACGCAATGGTGCAGGGCTTTCAGGATCTTTTAGGCACGCAGAACGTGATGAATTACTTTAACGCTATAGCCAATTTTTGCCCTGCCTGTAACCTGCCCAATCCAAAGTCATCTCCAGTATGCTTGAAGTGCGGAACCGCTATTATTAGCAACTAATCCAAGGGGGTAAAAATGTCGTTGGCAGTGTATGACAGTGCGATAGCCCAAGGATCCGATTGGTACATAAACTATCAATACGAAGACTCAAACGGCGTTCCAATTAACCTCACTGGATACACTGCAAAGATGCAATTTCGCTCACTGCCGAATGATCCAATTGTTGCTTTGACATTAGATAGCGCAAATGGAATTGAGATTTTGGGCGTTTATGGACTTATCAAAGTTCACGCCACTGCAAATCAAACAGGCTCAATGAGTGCAGGGTATTATTACTATGATTTAGAGGTCACTGCACCTAGCACAAACATAGTGACTCGTATTATTCAAGGACAATTTCAAATCAACCCACAGGTGACACGATGAGCGAAACAACAGTAATAGTTACTTCTCCTGGTCCACAAGGCACACCAGGTATTCAGGGCGTTCAAGGCACTCAAGGTCGCACTGGCGCACAAGGCACTCAAGGTGTTCAAGGTCAAGTGGGCGCAAGCGGTTCATCATCATCTTATTTTGATTATCAGATTACTACAGCAAATCTTTCTGGAGATCCGACAACAGGCAAAATCGGATACAACAACGCTACTCAAATAAGTTCAACTCAACTAAGAATTAGCGATACAACAGACATGGGCGTGAACATAGACGCGCTGCTTTCGTCTCTTAAAATAAACGACACTGTGATTGTTCAAGATAAATCCAATCAAAACATATTTCAAAAATGGCTAATCACTGCAAACCCTGTTGATACTGGAACTTATTGGAGTGCTGCTACTTCTCTTGTTTCAGGCACGGCTCAATTTGCTAACAATGCTGACGTTATTCTTATTTCTCAGACTTTAGGTGTGCAAGGCGTTCAGGGAAGAACAGGCGCACAAGGCGCTGCTGGTTTTCAAGGCATTCAAGGCGCAGTTGGAATTCAAGGATCAGTTGGAACACAAGGTTTAACAGGTATTCAGGGTTCAACTGGCGCGCAAGGTTCAGTTGGCATTCAAGGTAATACAGGCGCTCAAGGTTCAACAGGTTCAACAGGTGCGCAGGGCATTATTGGATCACAAGGCACTCAAGGCACATTAGGTATTCAAGGCGCTATTGGACAAACAGGTATTCAAGGCGTTGTCGGTTTGCAGGGTGCGCAAGGATCTATTGGAATTCAAGGCGTAACTGGTTCTCAGGGATCTCAAGGCATTACAGGCATTCAGGGCGTTGTCGGTATGCAAGGCGTTCAAGGCGTAACAGGATCTCAGGGCGCACAAGGTTTGCTTGGCGTGCAAGGTGTTGTTGGATCGCAAGGCGTTACAGGATCTACAGGTAACACTGGCGCGCAGGGACTTATCGGTGTGCAGGGTATTCAAGGATTGCTTGGTAATACTGGTTCTCAAGGTATTCAAGGTGTGCAAGGTGTCCAAGGTCTAGTTGGCGTACAAGGATCTGTTGGAAATCAGGGCGTACAAGGTGTTCAAGGTGTTTTGGGTATTCAGGGAAACAATGGTTCACAAGGCACACAAGGCGTTTTGGGACTTCAGGGCATTCAGGGTGCAGCAATTCAAGGCACTGTTGGTAATACAGGCTCACAAGGCTTAACAGGTATTCAAGGTGCGGTTGGTTCACAAGGCACTGTTGGCGCTCAGGGCTTAATTGGTCTGGTTGGCGCACAAGGCACTGACGGTTTAACGGGTATTCAAGGTATTGAGGGTATTCAGGGTCACGAAGGCGCTCAGGGAACAACTGGCATTCAAGGTTTGACTGGCATTCAAGGCAACATTGGCTCACAGGGCTTGATCGGGTTGCAAGGTGTTCAAGGCAGCATTGGTCTTCAGGGTACAACAGGCACTCAAGGCACAACTGGCGCACAGGGTATTCAAGGTCTTCAAGGCATTATTGGCGCTCAGGGTTTAACTGGATCGCAGGGTGTTCAAGGCACTCAAGGTATTCAGGGTCAATTTGGATCTCAAGGCGTACAAGGTCTAACAGGTGCAGGTGGATCACTTGCCTATTACGGTTCATTCTACGATAACACTGTACAAACACCTGCTGCTATCAATACTGCTTATCAAGTTGCTATTGGGTACACAACAAGCCACTACGGCGTAAATCTCTCTGGCAACAACATGACATTTACTGCCAGCGGTACATACAGCATCACTTTCTCATTGCAGATTAAATCAACCTCTGCTTCAACCAAGAACATTCAAGTGTGGGCTGGCGTTAACGGTTCTTATGTCCAAGAGTCAAACAGCGACATAACACTGACTCAATCTGGCGAAATGGACGTTCTGACAGTCAATCTGGTTTTGCCTCTTAATGCTGGCGATCAGTTGGCATTGTTCTACGCATCAGACAGCACAGCAGTTCAGATTGCAACACCAGCACCTCTTAACTCTGCTCCAAATGTGCCTTCTGTTATTGTCACAGCAACTCAGGTTGCTTATTCAATTCAAGGCGCTATCGGTGCAACTGGCGCGCAGGGTGCTATTGGAACAACAGGCTTAGCGGGTGCGCAGGGAACAAACGGCACTCAAGGCTTAACTGGAATTCAAGGTCAAGCAGGTCTAAATGGTGCGCAAGGCACAATCGGATCTCAAGGCACTATTGGTTCAACTGGTTTGCAGGGTATTACTGGCTCACAAGGCACTACTGGTACTCAAGGCACTCTTGGAATTCAAGGTCACACTGGTGCTCAGGGTATTTTGGGCGCACAAGGGGCTGAAGGTGCGCAAGGTATTGCTGGTATTCAGGGACAGACTGGCGCTCAAGGTACTACTGGGTTGCAGGGAACAATTGGCGACACTGGTATTCAAGGTGCGACAGGTACTCAGGGCTTAAACGGCACTCAAGGCGCAGTTGGTGCGCAGGGAACTAATGGAACTCAAGGCACGGTAGGTGCTCAAGGCTCAGTAGGTCTTCAGGGATTGACTGGAATTGGCGCTCAGGGCGCAACTGGTTCACAAGGCACAATTGGAACAACTGGTTCTAACGGATCTCAGGGAACCACGGGAACTCAAGGTGCTAACGGCACAAACGGCACAAATGGATCTCAGGGCTTAACTGGTCTTCAGGGCGTAACTGGATCTCAGGGCTTGCTTGGTATTCAAGGCGCAACGGGCGCACAAGGTCTAATTGGTCTTCAGGGTGTAGTTGGATCTCAAGGCTCAACTGGTACGACTGGAAATCAAGGCGTGCAGGGTGTTATTGGCGCTCAAGGCAACACTGGATCTCAAGGTGTTGTCGGATCTCAAGGCTCAACAGGGTTGCAGGGAACTCAAGGCATTCAAGGTGTCATTGGATCGCAGGGAACGCTGGGCGCTACTGGATCTCAAGGAACAATTGGTAATACTGGTTCACAAGGTCTTATCGGATCTCAAGGCAACACGGGTATTCAAGGTGCTTTGGGAACTCAAGGCACTGTTGGATCTCAGGGTGTTCAAGGTCTTATCGGTACTCAAGGTTTAACAGGCTCAGGAACTCAGGGAACGCAAGGTATTTCAAGTTCTGCACCTGTTTATTCAATTTACAAAGGTGTCACTGCTAGCGATGGAGTTGCTGCTGTATCCATTCCAACAGGAACTTATTTATACGAGACACCCAGCACGGTTGCTACAAGTTTTACGTTAAATTCTCAAACCAAAAGCGGCACTTTTGGAACAATAACAACAACAGCGCCTTCTTCGTCAATTACCATTAGTTCTGTATTAGCATACGCATTTACTCAAGCGCCAGGTGTTAGTCTTGTTAGAGATTTTGTTTATGATTCAGCCAATTCCAAGTATGTTGCAACGACAAATTACGGAATTTTTTACTCAACAAATGCCGTTGATTGGAGTGAGTCTTCAAACTGGCAGAGCGCAATGGGTGGTTACGGGCAGGTTATGCAACTTGCTTACGGAGCAGGTGTGGTAGTTGGATTGTGTCTGTATTCTGGAAACTCTTATGCAACAATTTACTCCACAAACGGTGGCGTAACTTGGAATGCTGGAACTAATGGTTTTTTTGATGGTTTTGGGTCAGGTCAATCTTCGCATCGCATAACTTTTGACGGAACTTATTTTGCTGTCTTAAATAACAACAGTGGCAGTTCAGTTGCATATTCAAGCGACGGTGTATATTGGAGTTACAACGCCATAGGTATTGGAACGATAGATAACGGCGGTTATTGCAATATGACTTATGTAAACGGTAGATATTTTATTTACAATAAACTTAATAATGGACTTTTGACATCTACATCTGTTCCAACTTCAATTAATTTATCGGCTTGCAGTTTTGACTCTAACACGCCGCAAAGTTACCGTAGACCTTCAATGGTAGGTTTTGCTAACGGTAAATACTGGTTTGCAATAAACAACTTAGGCGACAACGGTATTGATATCTTTTCTTCAACAAACGGTACAAGTTGGAATTACATATACACTGCAACAGGCGGAACTGTTTATGGCGGATCTGACATTGTTCTTGGTGCTCAAGGAACGCAAATTGTAGTTATTGATCTTTACGAGAACGGTATTGTTTCATTAGATAGCGGTGCGAACTGGACAGTGACCCCTAAATACTTACCCAATGGTCCAATGAACGGAAGCGGAACTTCGTTTTTCAGAAAAGAAAATGGAGTATGGTATTTGGCAAATGAATTTATGGACGCTACTTACACTTACAAAGATTATCTATACAATTCATTAACACCTGCTAAAAGTCAAATGGCAACTTATGTGACTTTATCGCAGACAAGTATTGCTACTTAACGCACCCACAGCATTCCAACGTCTGCTGTGGGGCGTAAGCCAGATTTGCGCCAATAGCCTTCTTCCCAAAGGGTTTTGTTTTTATCGCGCCAAGCGCTTAGGTCAAAAGTCTTGAGGTTGAACCAAGTGTCAGGTTGCAGGCAATGATGCTCAATAAACTGAGGCGCTACCTCTTTGTATCCGCCAACAGCAAGGTATTCAAGTTGCAGTTGGTGTTCAGGTATTGTCACGTCTGTCCACTCAAAGGCGATTGTTCCCATTTTGCTTGATAGACCTTTGAACACTGACCATTCTGCACCTTCAACGTCAATTTTGATTAGATCGGGTTTGCCGTAGATCTCTGCAAGGGTGTCCAGAGTGATTGTCGTGGCTTTGATTGTGCGATAAGGCTTACCCGCATACGGCATTGACTCACTCGTTAGCCATTCTAGGTTGAGCGTTGATAGCCCGTCTTCCTCAGCCTCAAAGAATTCAATTGCTTGATAGTCGGATCCACTTACAGCGTATTTGAGGGGGGTTACTTTTGGATTGTAGACAAAGTTACCAACCAACTCTGCAAACACGCGCGGGGCTGGTTCTAGGGCTATTACGGTGTATCCCTGAGCCAGTGCAGCAACAGTAAAGTCGCCACGATTGGCTCCAACGTCAAAGCACAGCATCTAAATTCTCCAAATTATAGGCAACAGCATCTTTGTACATCTGGTTTAAGTCCATTTCAGAGAGTTCACGCAAGCCTTGCAGTGACTCTTGCTTTCTGCCTATCCACCAAGCCGCAATGTATTGTTGAAACAGCAAGCAATACTTGTCGTAGTAACCAATGTCAGCAGGTAAAGGTTCAGCCTGATTAGCCCAGCCCAGTCCAATCACAGCAAAGGTGTATGCCTCTTGCCAGTTGCCTAACTTTTCATAGTATTGCGAAAGTTTGAAATAAGCCTCTGGGCGCGTATCGTCGTAGGCAAGGGCTTGCAGCAAACAGTTGCTCACTGAATACTCTCTGCCTGTCTGATCCTCAAAACATTGAGCCATACGCAGCAAAGACGTGTATGCCTTTGGATTGACTTTGCCGCTGTATTCAGCGCAGCGCAGATAAAAAGACACAGCACTGGCGGTCTGATTGAGTGACAAGTATTCCTCAGCCAGATCAAAGTTAAGATCAGGGTTGAAAGGATCTTTGGACAGGTCAATGACTAGGTTTTCAATGTTCATATTGCAGTGCCTCCATAAGTAGATCTTCTACGACCACTTTGGGTACACGCAACACAAAAGCGGCATTGTCCTGAAACCCAAAACTGATGAGCAAATCTTCTCCCTGCTTTGCTGCACCTACGGCAAACTCAACGCGAGCATCTAGGAATGAGAATGGCTTACTCATACCCGCAAAATTGAATTCACTGTCCCAGACCATTATGCGGTGACGGTAAATAGCATCTTTCTGCACAAGGTAGTTTTTGAACAGGCTTACTTCGTGGGTTACGCAAATGTACATATTGCCCCATTTGATAATCTGAGATCCGCCACGCTGGTCTGCTGGCGAAGGTGGTGTTTGTCGCAGTATTGCTTGGGTGGACTCTGGCTCATCTGGGTGCGAGTAAACAACCTCAGTCGGCATACACCACTTAACAAAGTGATACGGCTTATCTACGACTGGCATCCAGTTCTTCTCGCAGTAGGACTCGTCAGGGGCGGGTGCAGCAATGCGCTTGCGGTGGATCTCTTTGGCTGTCCACTCGGTTTTGTCCAATTCAATTTTGGTGTATTCCATGCGCCCAACACCGTTGGTAGTGGTGTCACGCCTAACGCCAATTAGGTAATAATCACCTTCCCACTGAACAATACGCGCGTCTTCCAGCCCAACAAATTCCCAAATAGGCTCATGGAGTGTTTGCATCTCCACTTTGGTAAACCGCGTCATTGTTAGGTCTTGATCTAATTGACACAAGTAGTTTTCAGTGACTAATCGCTGATCCTTCTCAGGGTGCAGGTAAGACAGTGGACCAAATCGGCTGGAAAACTTTTGCTCATTCTCAGCGTGGTAGAGGGTGTAATTGACGTGACGCAGATTGACAAGAATGTCACCTTCATTGTCAATAAAAATAGACGGGTTCATCAACCCTGTACCTGATGTCAAACCATTGGGTATAACAAGTGGTGCTAATCTGCCACCGTTTGAGACTGCCTTCTCAACTAAGTTCATACAGATTACAATACACATACTGCTACTATTACTCAAGCCTGAGTTACAAGGGGCGCTAACATGGGAGATACAAATGGGTCTATTTGACCGTATCGCAGATCAACTAGCAGCAGCAATTGAAAAACGCGCACTGCCAGCAGGCACAGTAACTATGACAGAGCAAGATATGCGCAATGGATCTATTGGGCAGTCATACGGCAACAATGTACCTTTGGGACGTCAAGCATTCACGCCAGTTGCGTTTGGTCCAGGTGTGCCTATCACACCAGGGGCTATCAACCCATTACGAGAAGACGGCAGACCAGATCCGCGCAGATACGAATTCCAAGTTGCGCAAAACATCAACATTACAGAAACACGTCTCATACCTTTTAAGACTTTGCGCGCAGCAGCAGATCAGATTGACATTCTTCGTCGCTGTATTGAAGTAACCAAAAGCAAATTGGTTGGACTTGATTGGGACATTACTCTTGCAGCAGATGCTTCAGAAAAGATTGTTGCCGCTTCAGGTGGTGACCATGTTCGTGCAATGGCAAAAGCGCGAGAAGAATACACAGATGAGATCAACCGCTTGCGTCAGTTTTGGGAAAACCCAGACCGCAGCAACGGTTTAACTTTTACTGACTGGCTAATGATTGCAGCAGAAGAGATCCTTGTTATTGACGCGTTAGCAATTTGGCCTCAGATGACAGTTGGTGGCGAACTGTACGGGTTCCAAGTATTAGACGGCACAACAATCAAACCAATGCTTGATGACCGTGGTATGCGACCACAAGCACCTAACGTTGCTTACCAACAGATCCTTTACGGGTTCCCACGCGCTGAGTTCACTGCAAATGACGATGATCCTGCTGCTGACGGTGAATTTACCTCTGATGATTTAACTTATTTAGTGCGCAACCGTCGTGCAATGTCCACTTACGGATACTCACCGACAGAGCGCGCACTACCTTTGGCTGACATTTATCTACGCAGACAGCAATGGATCCGCGCTGAATACACTGACGGCGTAGTACCAGATCTAATGTTCACAACAACAGCAGACTGGGGTAATAACCCTGATCTATTGCGCGCATACGAGAACATTCTTAATGATGATCTTTCAGGACAGACAGAGCAGCGCAAGCGCGCAAGACTTTTGCCAACTGGACTTGTCCCGATTACCAATGAAGGCTACGGGGAAAAGTTCAAAGACACGCTTGATGACTACCTTGTGACCTCAATTTGCGGTCACTTTGGAGTGCAACCAAGTGAAATCGGATTTTCACCAAAGGCTGGATTGGGTGGCGCTGGATTTGCTGAAGGTCAAGCAGAGAACGGTGAGGCGTTAGGCGTTGCACCGCTTGCCAACTGGATCGCAAAAGCAATCACAAATCTTTCATACACATACTTAGATATGCCACGCGAACTTGAATTCAAACTTATGATAAGCAAGCGCATGGACACTGAAGCCAATGCCCGCAAAAACCAAATTGAAATTACTTCAGGCGGAAAGACAATCAACGAGCGCAGAGCAGAAATGGGCTTACCGCTATTGGATACACCAGAAGCAGATATGCCAATTCTTGTTGGCGGATCGGGAATGTATCTATTCAGCCCAGAAGGAATTATCAGTGCTGCAACCGTCACCGCACCGCCAACACCTGAACCGCTTGAAGCAAAACCAGGTGAAGAAGAACCAATTGAAGAAAAGCCACCAACCGTGGAGACAGTCAAAGAGGTTCAAGCCTTTATGAAATGGGCAAAGAAAGGTGATCGTGGTCGTGACTTTGAGTTTAAGACCATTGAACCTATTGTTGCTGAGGCGCTTAACCAATGCGTGTATGACGGGGATTTGGATACAGCCAAAGCGTTGGCAAAGGCGTATCTAGCATGAACTCAGGCGCACACAATGCAGATGTGCGCATAGCAACGACAAACGCGCGCAAGATCCAAGCGGCACTGCGCTTAGGTATTGACGCCAAGCGCGTTATTGCTGCCTATCGTCGCACCAACCCTCATTCATCTAACAAGCCTGCTCAAGATCGCGCCAGAGCCAGATCATGGGCTTTGCTTAATATGAGAATAAACAATGAGCCATTGCTTGAGGTGCTGCAAAAGACTTGGGCAGACGGTTTTGTGTTGGGTGAGGCGTTTGGAGATGACCAAATAACACGCGCGCGCGAAGCAAAAAAGGCTGCTCAGGATTATGTTGATTGGGATAACTGGAAGCCTGGTGATGCTGCAACCGCAACACTACTCAGACCGCCAAGAGCATTCCAAGATCTATTAAGCAGAGCAAGAGTCACAATTAAGGATCTTGACCAGACAGGGTACGACAGAGTAGGCACTGCGCTGGCTGACAGTATTGAACAGGGACTATCTGACACGCGTGCTGCAAGACTTATTAATGATGCGATTGGATCTCCCAGCAGAGCGCTATCTATCGCTATCACTGAAACTAACCGCGCAATGTCCTACGGGGCTATCAGCCGATACAAAGCAGGCAACCTTGAGCAAATGGAATGGGAGACTTCAGACCCTTGCCCGCAGTGTGCAATGAACAGCAACGCGGTAGTGAACATAGGCTCAACATTCCCGTCAGGTGCAGAAATGCCACCTGCTCACCCTCATTGTCGCTGCGCACTCTTGCCTGTCATTCCTGAGTTTGAAACAGATGAAAATGGCGTGGTGGATGTTGCACCTAAGCCTGTGAATTATCGTGAATTCCCTGAAAGAGAAGAACGTAAAGAGTTCCAAAAATTCCAACTTGAAGATCAAAAGTTTATTGACCTTGCCTTCAAACCTGACAGCGCGCGCCTTAGAACAGAGGAATTTTACGCTTTAACTGAATACAAAGGTTTTGGTTACAGCAAAATAAATCAATTTGCTCGCACAGGCGAACTTACAGGGGTGCTTGACCCTGCCCCATTGATAGCGCAAACTAAAAAGCACATTGCAGCAATAGACAGGGTAATGAAGGTTGCGCCACCTTTGCCTGAGCCAATTACGACTTACAGGGTGGTTGGTCAAGGCAAATTATCTACTCAAATAGATGACCTGTTTATGGATCTAAAGCCAGGTGACGTTTGGATGGACACAGGTTACTCATCTACAAGCCTAAGCAAAGAATTTGTTGAAAACTTTAGACCAGACGGAAAAGGCTGGATGATTAAGGTTGAAAACCCAGCAGGCACAAGAGGTGTAATGTTAGACGGTCTGCTGGGCAAAGCGGAACAAGCCAACTTTGAAGACGAATGGTTGTTGCCAAGGGGTACCAAATTTGAGGTAATACAGACTGATGCAAGCAGCAGAACTATGAGAGTAAGGGTGAAGCAATGAGCAAAAAGAACTTCATAATGAACGATGTCAAAGGCATCATTGTGATAAAAAAGGGCGGCAAGGCAACCCCTGAGTCTGCTAAAGTTACGAAGAGCCTTGAGGAAGCATTGGCTGACGTCAAGTTAGAATGGATTGAGGAATAACATGGCATTCAAGCACATCAACGCAAGCACACTAACGACAGTGTCAATTCTGCATCAAGTGGATCAAAATGCTAGACCGCAAACCCCAATCACAGTGTACAACGGTCACAGTGCAGCAATCTTTATTGGAGACGCAAGCATTGCTACGTCAGGTGCAACTATTGGGCGCACGATCCCAACGGCAACATCACAAACATTTTATGCAAGCGCTGGCGAGACTATCTACGCAATTTCAGCAGCAGCATCAGCAGCAGGCGCAATCGTTCTAACCTACTCAGCGTAACGGAGAAATCATGTCTAACTTAACAACAGCATTTTTTGGTATTGAAAAGGCTGACCGCAACGCAGACGGAACAATGACTGTGTACGGCAAGGCAACCGATGACAGCATTGACATTGATCAACAGATCTGTGACGGTGATTGGTTAGACCGCGCAATGCCACACTGGTTCAAATCAGGCGGCAACATCAGAGAACAGCACAGCAACATTGCAGCAGGCGTGGCTACAGATTACGAAGCAAAATCAGACGGGCATTACATTTCTGCACTTGTGGTAGATCCTGTATCAGTCAAAAAGGTTGAGACAGGCGTACTCAAGGGCTTCAGTATCGGGATTAAGAACCCGCGCGTTACACGCGACAAATCAGCAATGAACGGGCGTATTGTTGACGGTCAAATCGTTGAAGTTAGCCTTGTGGATCGTCCAGCAAATCCAAACTGCCAGTTGGTTCTGGCTAAGTCTGCATCAGGCGATGAGACAGTGGTTCAAGTTGAAGACCTGATTGAAGCAGAAGTATTACAATCAGACATGACCGCAGAAAAGGAAACTCCAATGGCAGACACAATCTCAGTACCAAAGTCCATTGTGGGCGACATTTTGAAGTTTGACAAAGTTCAATTTGAAGCAGCGCGCGACGCACTCGCAAATCTTGTTCAAGTTGAAGCAGGCGAAATGAAAGAAGGAAGCAATGAGATCCAATCTATTGCTCACCTACTTGAAGCAATTAGCCACTTACACGCTTGGTATGAGGGCGAAGAAGCAGAGGGAGAAGTCATGGAAGAGTCAATCGAATTAGCAGCAGCACCAGAAGAAGAAATGTGCGCAAATTGCAACAAGTCTGAAAAAATGTGCAAATGCGAAGGCGGATACAAAGCCACAAAGAAAAACGTCACACAGGACACAGCAGCAGAAGGCGCTGAGAGCCTAATTGTTGAAGAAAAGTCAGCAACAATGGACAAGTGCCTTGAGTGCGGTTGCCACCGTCCAGAAGAAACACACGGACAGGTAGACGTTTCAACAGCCGACATGGTTGCACCGACTGAAACACCTAAATCTGCTGAAGCAGAAGAGGTAGTTGCAGAAGAAGCAACTGAAGAAGAAGCAACAGATAATTCTGCTGACGATAAGCCAGCAGATCTTAATGCCATAGTAGAGCAAGTGGTAGAAAGCGCAACAAAAGCACTCAAATCGGAGATTGCTTCGCTTGTCGCTGCAAAAGAGGCAGCACAGGAGAAAGCAGTGGGGTTGGAGACTGAGTTAGCACAAGCCAAATCTCTCGCAGTGGCGGGTGGTCCAAAGCGCACAGCACGTCCATTAGGTGGAACATCTAATGAACTTGTGCTCAAAGCGGCAACCTACAAAGCGAAAGCAAATGCAGCAACAGACCCAGACCTTGCGAAAGGTTACAAGGCATTAGCGGATAAGTTTTACGCTGAAGCCACTGAAACCTTAAACAAGTAAACCAAACCAACCGAAAGGAACCACAACTATGGCTGAAATGCCACGCGCTAAAGATCTGTTTGACGGATCTAGCCCTGTTGAGGCTGCTGAACGTATGGACTCATACACTGCTGAACTCGGCAAGGCATTGAGCAATGCGTCATCAGTTCCAGGACAGGCACCAACACCAGACGCTACTTCACAGTTAGAGGCACTTGCATCAAACAAGTCACTCTCACCTGAAGCAGCAGCAGGACTTCAGAATGCGCTATCAGCACAGCGTCTCGCTATGCAGGACATTCAGAAGGACATCACACTTACAAATCCACTTTCAACATCATTCGCAGCGTTTGACTTGGAAGCACCTTCAAAGTTGCTTACACCACGTCCAACACCTTTGCGTAACCGTATTCCACGCAAAAAGGGCGTAGGCACATCACACCGTGTCAAGCGTATTCTTGGATACACAGGTACAGGTACAGGCGGAGTCGGAAACACATGGCCAGGTATCACTGAAACCACAACAACTGCGTTTGGTTCAATCAACTATGAGCGTGGTCCAAAGATCTCGTACTCAGCAGATGATTTAGTACTGCCTTACAACTCATACTCACTATCTGACTCAGTATCATTCGATGCTAATTTCTCAGGTATGGGTTATCAGGATCTACGCCAGTTGTCATCAACTTCAACTCTATACGCAACAATGCTTATGGAAGAGCGCATGATGCTTATGGCTCGCGGTACAGCAAGCGGATACTCAGGCGCACTTGCTGCACCTGTATTCACAAAGGCTTCACCAGCAGCGTCAGGTTCACAGGTTGCACTTGCCGCAAACACTTACTACATCAACCTCACAACTGATGCTGGTATTTCTGCTAACGGCTTTGGTGAGTCAATCCTTACTGCTCAGGTGTCAGAGACAGTTGCTTCAGGCGATGTTCTTACAATCACTGTTTCAACACCAGTCACAGGCGCACTTGGTTACAACATCTACGTTGGAACTGCATCTGGAAACGTCACATATCAGGGAACACTCAAGGGAACAGGTACATTCACCATTCAGGGTGCAGGTACAACTGGTCTTACAGGTAACAACGCGGCATACAGCACAACAGGTGCATCTGCTGCGCGCGCTACAGCAGATACTTCTGCTTACGCAACTGGTTATGACGGTATCTTGCCTACAGTTCTTGGTCCAAACACAGGCTTCAACAACGCAATCAACTCTGCTTTCTCTACCTCTAACCCAGGTGTGGAATTCCAGTCAGTGTTTGCTGGTCTGTACCAGAACGTAAAGGCTGATCCAGATATGGTTCTAATGAACGGAAATGACCGCAAGCAACTCTCAGACGCGATCAAGAACGGTTCAACAGCGAACTACCGTCTAACAATTGATAACCCAGGAACAGGCGGAACCACATACGGTTCAATCGTGACTGGTCTTCAGAACGAAGTAACAGGCAAGTCTGTTGAGATCGTGGTTCACCCATGGCTCAACTCAGGCGTTGCTCCAGTGCTTTCATTCACACTTCCAATCCCTGATACTGAGGTATCAGATGTTTGGTCAAACTTCTTGGTACAGGACTACATGGGTATCCAGTGGCCAGTAACTCAGTTTGCGTATGAATTCAGCACATACTTCCGTGGCACATTCTTCTGTACTGCTCCAGCATGGAACGGTGCAGTATCAGGAATTGTCTCTGCTTAATAACTGAATAAATAGGGCAATGAGGGGATCGTTCGCACGTGGACGATCCCCTCACTTAATTAGAGAGGGCGAACAATGGCAAGAATGGTCGCACCTGATAAGGGTGTAAGAGAAACTGAAGTCAATGGGCGTTTATACAAGCCTGATCGCAGCGGGATCTACAACGTAGACAGCCCAAGTGCAGCAAGAGCAATGAAGGCTGAAGGATTTTTTGAAGCAGCGCTCAATCCAGTGGACTCAAGAGACAGCGCACGTGGATTTAACTGCGTAGAATGTGGCTTTGGATCTTGGTTTCGTAAATGTTCGCGTTGCGGGCATGAAAATGGAACGCCAGAGCGAGACGGAGAATAACAATGGCTGTCGGTATTACTTCTGATACGACTGACGAGAATGCGTATATAACGGTTGCTGAATTTAAGAACGCACCAACTTCATTAGACATAAACAGCCTAGTGGTTGGCGGTAATCAAATCGCTCAAGACGCTGAATTGGCAAACGTAATTACGCGCGCCTGTTCGTATATGAACGAATACCTCAATCAAAATCTTGTTGCCAACCGATACACTGAAACACAGCGAGTGCGCGTAAATAATCAGGGCTATCTTGCGCTGCACCCAAACAATAATCCAATCATTGCTTTGGAGTCTCTGTTGTACGGTGCAACCCCAAATAATCTTCAAACCCTTACGGATCCTTCTCAGTGCTGGTTTGAGCCTCAGCAAGTGCTTGTGCCGCTAGGTCAAATGGCTAACACCTATTCAAGCGCTGGTCCACTCTCATTTGGCGGGTGGGCAACACGCCAGCAACTATTTACTAAATACACTTATGTTTCAGGCTACGTCAATACAACAATCCTCACGGCAACGGCTGCTGCAACCTCACTTACCGTTGCCAGTGGAATTGGAATTTTGGCTGGTCAATCACTTCACATTTACGACGGCGGATTGTCGGAGACTGTGACTGTTGCTTCAACCTACGTTTACGGATCCACTACTGTTCCTTTGACCTCAGCGCTGCTTTACAGCCACCTTGCGGGGGTTGCCATAGGAAATCTACCAACAGCAATCAAACAGGCTGCAATCCTTGTTACAACGGCTTTCTTGCGTATTCGTGGAGACAAGTCCAACACAATGCAGATTACATCACGCGCTCAAGGCAGCGAGATCAACGGTATGTCTCGCTACGGGTCTGACGTTCAACTTGCCCTTGACATGGTCAATCTGTACCGCAGGGTTCGCTAATGGCGGGGCGCACAGGCGTACGCGCTACTTTGTACAATTTTTTGATGACGCCACCTATCCAAAATTTGAACCAACTGTTTGTGTCTTTTCCTAAGCGAATTGACTTCAACGTAAACACAGTGGCAGGTGAATTGGATCGGGCTGCTGGCATTATTTTTATTGCTTCAGAAAAAGAAAGCCGCATTGCTATTGGCGGGGCTACCAACGGTATCAAGCGCGTTGATTACACAATTATTCTTCAGATCTATCAGCATTCATTTGGTCGTGAGGCTCAAGACGCAATGACCAGTTTTGACACGTTGATTGACAACATCAAAACACGTCTGCGCTCAGATCACAGATTTGGCGACACAAACGGAACTCTTGTTTGGCAAGGCGCAGAACCAGCGATCACAACCCGCTACGGTGAGCCTTCCACGGCTGAAGAAGGCATGACGGAGACGTATGCTGAGGTAGAATTTGAAGTCACAGAAATGATCCACGCTTAGGGAGAACCATGAAGTACAAATACGAAGGTACAGATGTGCGCGTGTTCCCTACGCTGGGGATCACTGTGGCACCAGGCGATGAGTTTGAAGCACCTGAAAACTTTGACGTGCCTAACGTTGTACCGACAGGCGCAAAAAAATCAACAACAGCAACGTCTGCCGCGTCAGACACAACATTAGGAGAGTGAAATGTCAGTACAAAATAGCGTACGCAGTTTTATAGGAATTGCGAAAGAGACAACAAAGGGAACTGCTGTTGCCCCAACAGATTACCTGCTTGTTCAAGCAGATAGCCTCAAACCAGCAGACATCATTGATCCACTGTACGACAACGGACTTCGTGGTTCGCTTGTTGAAAATTACAATTACATTCCAGGGCGCAGTCGTTCTACTTTTGACTTCAGTTCATCAGCCTTTCCTGACGGAATTGGTTATGCGCTGACTGGCATTCTCGGATCTGTTTCAACAACAGGATCTTCTGCACCTTACACGCACACCATTTCTCTAAAGAACAGCCTAACTGCAGCAGCAGACGCTCAGCCACTCTCGTACACGCTTACTGACTTTTACGCAGCAGCAGTGCGCGCCTATCCAGGTGTTCAATTCACGGACTTTTCATTAAAGTTCAATGCTGACGGTCTACTTGAATATGATGCAAAGACAACAGGCTGGCTTTCAACAGCAGCCTCAACCCCAACACCTTCATTCAGCACAGTGCTTCCAACTCCAGTCTGGGCAGGCACAGTTTCAATCGGCGGTTCAACGGTAAGCAATGCTGTTGAGGGCGAAATTACTATGAAGCGACCAGTCACACCTGTTTACGGTATTGCCAACACGCAAAACCCTTACCAAGTATTTTTGGGCGCTTTGGAAACAGAAGGTAAGTTTACTTTCGCAATGGAAGACAACACAGAACTTACCCGCTACCTTTCAAACACTCAGCCAGCAATTGTGCTGAACTGGACACAGGGTTCAGGTGCATCACTAACTCAAATCCAAGCCACACTTACAAAGGGTGCTTACACAGCAGCAGTGGTTGAGCGTGGAGATGACTACGTGCAGGTGTCTATTGAGTTAAACGCTCAAGGAAACACTACTGATGCAGGTTCATCAGGCGGGTTCAGCAACATCAAGTGGGTACTTCAGAACGCTAAGGCGTCAGGTACTTACGCATAGATCCAAGCATTGGGGTGGTCAGGTTGATTGTGAATTGCCTTCCACAATCCCGCACCCCAATGCCCTATCTAGTATGATTTAACAAACGAATTAGGGGGCAAAATGTCTAAAAAAATAACACTACCTTCAGGTGCAACTGTAACCCTGAAAGATCCTTCAACACTGCGCGTCAAAGATCGCAAGCGCATTATGCACGTCACAGATGAAACTACAGGTGGAGATCTGTCCAAAGCAATGGCGCTAACAGATGCTTTTCTTGCAATGCTGATTGAGGATTGGTCATTTGACCTTTTGATACCTTCAATCAAGATTGACACGCTTGGCGAATTGACTATGAACGATTACGACACACTTGTTGATTTGACTCAAGACGCACAGCAATCCTTATTCCCAAAATTGGGGCAAAGTGAGGAAACAGAAAAAGACCCAAAAGCCCATACCGACAACTTGAACGCCTAAAATGGGTGCTTGCAGGGGGTCAAAGGCATGAAGATTTTGTTTACCCAGATGAACAGTTTTATTACTTTCAATTTGCCAGTCGGTTCGGGTGGACACCTGACCAAGTAGATGACCTACCTGCTGCAATGGCTGAATGGCTGTTAGCAATAGGATCTGTCGTTGATAGAGTGCAAGCAGAAAGATCGGAGATGTAATGGGCGCAGTAGTTGTACGCAATCTCGCTCAGGTACTCGCTGGACTTGAAGTGCAGGAAGACAGACTTGAACGCGCTGCTCAAACCGCTATTGCAACTGCTGGTTTTGCTATTCAACGTGAAGCGCAAAAAAATGCTAACACGGGAACGCACAAAAAAGGTCAAGGTCACATTCCTGGGACTGGTCCAGGTCCAAACGTAGTCACGGGCGCACTGCGAAGATCCATTAGGACTGACGTAAAATACGGGTTTGGGAATTACATTGCAGTTGTCGGGGCAAGCACAGAGTACGCAAGGGCTGTTGAATTAGGCTCACCAGTCTGGAAGAGTGGAGTAAAATACCCTTACCTAGCGCCTGCCGCTGAACAACTGATCCGCAATGGATCTTTGAACAGAATTTTTACGGCAGCATTTCTTAAAGCAGTGAGGGGTTAGCAATGAGCAACGCAATCCCGCCAATAATGGTGCAAATCGCCGCAGACGTATCTCAACTCAAGGCTGGTTTGGCTCAGGCTGAAGCAAGCATAAAAGGAATGAACAGCAGTGTTGCTACCGCAAATACAGGTATGCAAAATATGATGGCAAGCGCTAAGCGCATGGCAGCAACAATGGGTGTGGCGTTTGCTGCAACTCAAGTTGTTCAATTTGGCAAAGATGTAATTATGTCTGCCAGCAGTATGAATGAGTCTATTTCCAAAGTAAATGTTGTGTTTGGTGAGGGCGCAGGCGCGGTTTTGAAATTTGGCGAAGGTGCAGCAAAAGCAATGGGTATGTCTAATCAACAGGCTATTGAGGCAGCAGGAACTTACGGCAACCTGTTTCAAGCATTTGGTATTGGTCAAGGCAAGTCTCAAGAGATGTCTACAAGCCTTGTTCAACTTGCTGCTGACTTAGGATCTTTCAACAACACGTCTACTGATGAAGCGCTGAATGCTTTGCGGTCTGGTTTGTCTGGAGAGACTGAGCCACTGAAGCGCTTTGGTGTGGCGCTAAATGAAACAACATTGAAAAATAAAGCATTTGAAATGGGCTTTGGCAAGATCAAGGGCGCAATGGATCCTGCAATCAAGGCTCAGGTCACATACGCATTGGTAATGGAACAAACCAAACTTGCTCAGGGCGATTACGCGCGTACAGCAAGCGGTACGGCAAACACAATGAAGACTCTTGGCGCTCAGTTTGCTGATGCAAAAGTTGCAATTGGTGACGTGCTTCTACCCGCTTTTAACGGGTTGCTGTCGGTGACTGGAATGCTTATTCCAATTATTCAAGGAATGGCTGATTATTTCAAAGAGAATTCAGACGCAATCAAAATTTACGCAATTATTATCGGTGGCGCGGTTGCTGCACTTTATTTATACAGAGGCGCTTTGATCGTGGTAAAAACCACTCAGCAATTGTTTACTTTGGTTATGGCGCTCGCGCGGGGTGCAACCCTTGCTTCTATTGCTTCAACGAATGGATTGGCTGCTTCAATGCTATTACTCAATGCCGCAATGCGGGCTAACCCTGTCGGTGTAATTATCACTGCACTTGTCGTACTCGGTGCAGCGTTTGTTTGGGCGTGGAACAAATCTGAAACCTTTAGAGGCGTAGTTATTAAAGGCGCTCAGATGATCCTTAAAGCGTTTGCGTTCTTGGTTGAGGGAGTGGGCAAACTATTTGGATTACTGGGCAAAGTTCCAGGTATGGGTTGGGCAAAATCAATTGCTGGTGGCGCTCAAAAAGCGGCAGATGCTATTAAAAAGACTTCAGACGGTCTATCAAGTCTTAAAGACAAGAACATCAAGGTTGGCGCTGACGCTAAATTTGGCGGTGGTGGCGGTTTTGATGCAAACAACAAAAACGGGACAAACAATAAAAACGGCACAGGTGGCAACCTCAACACGGCTGGCAACACAGGCGGATCTAAGAGCGACACTATTCAGTATGTGACTGTCTACGCTTCAAACACAAACGACATTGCCAACAAACTGGCTAAAGCAGCAAAAAATGGAAAGCCCATAGGTAATAAATAATGAATGACTATTCAGTTACTTTTAACGGGCTAACCATAGGCGCAAACACTTCATACCCTATTGTTGCTATTGAAGGTTTGGGTGGCACTGCACCTTTGCGTATTCAAGATGACAACCGTGGATACATTGACGGATCGTACACTGGACGCGATTTTTACGATGAGCGCACTGTGTACATTGACGTGATTGTATTGGGAAATAACAGCACCACAGCGCAGGCTAACTACAAAACCTTGCAGCAAGCATTTGCGCCTCAGTCAATTGGGTATTACAACGATCCAACAGGGTATACGTCTTCCAGCGAGCAGTTGCAGTTGTTTCAATTTCGTTTGAACGCCAATACAGGCGACAAGCGTATGTACGGGCGCTCACGCGGTTTGGTTACACCTATCACCCCTGATTTTACTTACGGTTTTATCCGCACTCGCATTCAAATGTCATTTCCAGATCCGCGTTATTACGATGACGCAGGAACCACAGTCACAGGCACAATTGCAGGTTTCACTAACAACGGTTGGGCAATCAGTTGCCCTACTATCAACGTGACTACTTCAGCCACAAGCGGTGAAATAACCAATGGAACGCTCGGATCACCCAATGACGGTTTTACGCACATGTACTTTTCTAACGTTGCTTCAGGACAATTGATGAACGTGGATCTGCTTTCACGCATTGTTTATTATCAAGGATCTCCAGCGCGCAACGTATTGACGGCTGCATCTAATGGCTGGTTGCAACTCAACCCTTTGACCAGTTCAACATGGCGTAGTTCAATTGGATCTATGAGTGTGACTTATAGAAACGCGTATGTGTAATGGCGCAAGAAGAGTTTAGGTATGTAACCACTAACCTGTATCAGTCAGGATCCACGCCAAATCCGATTATTTCTGAATTGCCTTTTACTGGCGTAAGTTTTACTCAGCAGTTAAACTCAGTCGGCACTTTTCAAGGTCACGTGCTTTTGTCAGGCATCAATCCAAGTGCAGCAAACGCCTATAACGGCACAATTCCTGGTAAAACAATTCTTTGGGTGCTTTACACAGATCCAGTGCAAGGCGTAAGTATTCCTGTTTGGTCTGGCGTGATTTGGCAACGAGAATACGACTCAGCCTCACAGACTTTAAGTATCACGGCTCAGGAAATGCTAAGCCTGTATAACCGTCGTCGCATTAGCAGTACCAAAGATTATTCAGTCAATCCTTCAAACGCTAACGGCTACGATCCAATGTACATTGCCTATCAGTTGATGCAATACGCTGAAAGTTTAACTCACGGCAAAACGGGATTAACTTACAACTCAGACACAAGCCTTTTCAAAACAAAAAAGTTATACGAAGGCTACGAATTGAAGTCTGTTTATCAAGCAGTCAAAGATCTTGCTGCTTCATTTTTTGATTTTAAGATCTCGCCATTGGTTGATGGCAATGGTCGCCTCATCAACAAGTTCTATTTAGGGGATCCGCTTGGCGTGACCTATAGTTCTACAAACAGGTATTCCACGGTGTTTCAATTCCCTGGCAATCTAATTGAGTATAAATTCCCAGAAGATGCTTCAGGTGCAGCAAACAAATTGTACGGGTTGGGCTACGGATCTAACAACACAAAGATTGTTGCAACAGCAATTGACTCAAGCAAAATTGGCTCATCAGGGGATTGGCCATTGTTGGAAGACTCGGCAAACTACACTGACACGCGCGGTCTTCAATTACTCAAAGACATGACACTGGGGCAACTCAACGCCATTTCCTACCCACCCACTACTGTTGAAATTGTTATACCAACGTACGTGGATCCAGTGTTCACTTCATACAACATTGGCGATCAGGTGCAGTTGAGAATTCAAGATGACTACTTCCCAAGCACTACCAGCCCGTATTACGAAACAATGCGTATTGTTGCAATCAGCGTGTCACCTGGTGAAAATGGTCCATCGCGGGTTACACTCACCCTTACAAGGTTGCTGTCTACGTTTGGAGTGGTTACATAATGGCATTTGTAAATCTTCCACCTAACCTGCAAGACATTTTTTATAGTATTACTGACCGTGTTGCCAAATTGGAGACTGGTCCAAATGAGGCTATGTACACGGCGGAATACGCTCAGACAATTGCTTACAGTGCCGCAGATCTTGCGTTGTATTCTCAATCAGTTGCAACCACCGCACAAATCCAAGCAATCAACGCTGGAGTTGCAGCAAACGCGGCAGCATCTCAAGCCACCATTGCTCAAACCCAAGCCACTATTGCCTCAACTCAGGCTACAACAGCGCAAACATCGGCTAACGGCAAAAGCAGGGTTTGGTATTCAACAGGCACTCCAGGAACTACTGCAAACAATGCTGGTGACATTTGGTATCAATATGGAACTTCAGGCACTTACGCAAACAAAGTTATAGCGCAGTGGTCAGGCGCAGGCGGTAATTCTTGGACTTCAGTAACAGTATCGGGTCTAATCATAGCCAACATTGACGCGGGTTCAATTACAACAGGAACATTAGACGCAATTGAAATTACAGCGGGTACTGGATCTCAAAAATTTACAGTCAGTTCAACTGGGTATATGTCTGCTCAAGGTTGCTACATTAAAGGCAACATCACAGCAGACTCAGGAACGTTTACGGGAACTATTAGAGCCAATGCAGGTTATTTTGGTACAGGTACAGGTGCAACTTTAACTGACGGTTGGTCTATTGGTTCTCAAGGTTTGACTGGCGTTGGCGCTGCCGAAATTACTGGTGGCAAAATTAACGGTTCTGCCATTTCTATCGGTTCAAGCGGATCCACTCCATTTACGGTTAGCACCGCTGGAATTATGTCTTGTTCTGGTGCAATCGTCACGGGTCAAATCAATGCCACTTCAGGTTACGTTGGATCTGCAACAGCAGGTTGGAACTTTAGATCCAGTGGAGTAATCTCTAACACCGATAACACAACAATTCTTTACCCAACAACAGCAAGCAACGCATACGCCTTAATTACCAATCGTTCTATTTCAGCCAATAAATTGCAAGCAAATGCAACTGGAACAGACTCTATTGTCGCAGGTGGAGCCAATTTTGCTGGAACTGTAATTATCAATACGACAGAAATGACAAGCACGGCTGAAATTTATAGCGGGTACGGGGTTGTTTCTAGTTGGTCTCCAAACGTAGACAACACATATGATTTGGGAAAACTTAATGGAGTGGACGGGGCATCAGTAAATCGTCGCTGGCGTAAAATTTATTCAAACAGCACCACAATCAGTTCATCTGACGCAAGATTGAAAACTGACGTTGCTGACTCGCCTTTGGGACTTGATTTTATCAATACGCTTAGACCTGTAAATTATCGCTGGATTAACGGCGGAAACACAATTGAAAAAGATGAAAACGGCGATTACATTATTGAAGGCAAAGACGAAAACGGTAAACCTATTTTCAAAATTACATCAGTGTCAGGAAAACGTTTACATTACGGATTTTTGGCGCAAGAAGTAAAACAAGCGCTGGACGCTTCAGGGGTTGAGGACTTTGGCGGCTGGGTTCAAGATGATTTGTCAAACCCTGACTCAACTCAGTCTTTGTCGTATGAGCAATTTATTGCGCCATTGGTCAAAGCGGTGCAAGAACTTTCAAACAGAGTCAAACAACTGGAAGGCAAATAATGGAAAATCAAGTAAACGTAGATGAGGTACTTGCAGCAATGAGGCAGATAATCGGTAATTTGTCTCAGGAAAATGCCATACTTATGGCTAGAATAAAGGCATTGGATGAAGATTGGAAGCCAGTGGAGTGAGCGTTAACGAATGGATTGGGTTTGCCGTAGGGGTTTCAACCCTAATTGGCGCAGTTGCGATTGGCGTAAGGCATCTTGTCAAAGGATACTTGGCTGAACTCAAACCCAATTCAGGATCTAGTATGCGAGATGAACAAAACCGACAAGGTGAAATGATCCGCAAACTGGAGTCACGCATTGACGACATCTACAGACTATTGGTGGAAAAAGCATGATTGTTATTGACGCAGCCAAAGGCGAACTTGGCTATCAGGAGACAGGCAACAACGACACAAAGTACGGCAAATGGTACGGGCTGAACAATCAGCCTTGGTGCGCAATGTTTGTATCTTGGTGCTTTGCTCAGGCGGATCTATCTGAACTGGTTGCAGCATCAAGCAAAAAGGGATTTGCCTCTTGCGACGCAGGCTTGAAGTGGTTTAGCAAAAAAGGCAAGATTGTTCCAGTGGGTCAGGCTCAAGCAGGAGACATTGTGTTCTTCCAATTTGATACAGACGCGCAGGCAGATCACGTTGGCATTGTGATTAAGAATGACGGCAAAAAGTATCTTTGGTGCATTGAGGGTAATACTTCAGGAGACACCAAAGGCTCGCAATCCAACGGGGACGGCGTGTACACAAAGAAACGTGCATACTCATTGGTAATGGGCGTAGCACGACCATAGAGAGGGCAGGACATGGACTCAGTAATGAAATCAGTAATTAAATCTTATTTGCGTGGCGTGTTGGTTGCGATTATCCCGCTTGTGACAATTCATAACACAGACATCTGGGCATACGCGGTTGCAGTTTTGGCAGGCGTGGTTAGCCCTGCTTTGCGCGCTATGGACAGCAAGGATCCAGCGTTTGGAATGATTGCTGACGTGGTAGACGCAGAAACAGACAAGTTGGCTAAGAAGACAACAAACAAGAAGTAGCAAAAATAAAGTTCAACCGCCAGCGTGTCGTGCGTTGGCGGTTGTTTCTTTTTGCGTTACTATTTTCTCAGGGGGCAAACCATGACGCTGAAAGACCGATTTGCGCAGGCTGACGTTCATCAACCTTGCGCCTATATGATTACCGTAAACGCAATGACGCCAGAAGATCAAAAGGCGCTCGCTGAGGCTTGGGATAAAGGAATGTCACAGCGCACCATTTTGCGGGTTTTGCGCGCTGAGGGTTACAAAACAAGCAATGAAGCGATCATGGCTCACAGAAAAGGTGAGTGCAAATGCGTCAAGTAGACAAAGTGTTGAGTGACAGGGAGTTAGAATACGGCTCAGCCCACAGGAACTTTGCGCAAGCAGGCAGAGGTTGGGGTGCTTTACTTGGTATTGACGACATACCTGCTTGGAAAGTTGCACTGATGTTGGATTTTTTTAAGTCAATACGTTGTTCAGTAAACCCAGCACATGAGGATAGTTGGATAGACAAACAGGGTTACACTCAGCATGGATTAGAGATTGCGATGACAGATGAGCCTTGAAGAACAGTTTAAGAATATGCCTGAAGAAATTGAAAGTCAGGACGTAAAAGAATTACGCCAAGCCCTAATGCGGTTGCAGAAACAGTTGCGTCAATCCAAAGAGCGCACTCAAGATCTAGTTGAAGCATCACATCAAGCAGCCTACGACGCCATGCTAACAATGGGCAAAATCCAACCCGTTGCCGCACCTGCCGTAGACAAACGCAAAGCCAAAGGTGAAGTTGCTTTGTGGCACATGACGGATTGGCAAGGCGCTAAACGAACCACTTCATACAATAGCGAGATTATGCGCAAACGTGTTTTGGAGTTTTGCGAGAAGGCTGTGCGCATTACAGAAATCCAGAGAGCAGATCACCCAGTCAAAGATGTGACAATATGTTTTGGCGGGGACATGGTTGAAGGTCTATTCAATTTTCCAACACAGGCATTTGAAGTTGATGCAACTTTGT